ATATTAGAATATTTCCTAAATTAATATCAAATTGTTCTTCTTTTATTAGACCTCTTAAAAAGTGATCATGATTTCCCAATAAGTAAACAACATTGACACCCTTTCTTGACAGTCTTAACACTTTTTGTATAACAGTTGAATGATCCTCATTCCAGTAAAACTTACTTTTTAATGCAGTTAAATCTATAAAGTCACCAATGATTATTAAATTTTCAAATTCATAATCTTTTAAAACATCTAATAATTTATTAGCTTGTGATTTCTTAGTTCCTAAGTGAACATCTGATATAAATAATGTTCTAACTTTTTGCATAATCACTGATTTTTTTAACAATATCTTCAATTGGATCATTCCAATCATATTTAATACTTTTATAGTTATAAATCCACTCAAATATATTATCATTATTCAAATTGTCAGTAAATACACTCATTTTTTTTAGTGCCTTTGCATTACAAAGTTGTTCGTATTGTCCTTTTATAGGTATAGACCATAACTTCTTACCTAATACTAGAGCTTCTGATGTAGTAGAAAATCCAGATGCGGTTATTACACCAGAACAATCTAATAAATCTTTACTAAATTTTTCTTTATCTAACTTTTTTAATTTTACTATACCATCACTTGAATCTTTCAATACATCAGGTGAATAAACCTTCCAATTTCCTGTACCATAAGAATTTATCTGTTCTGAAATAAATTTTGAAGACATAGAAGGTAAATAAACTAAGTAGAATTTCTTATCAGCTACTTTTCTATTTATAAAGTCATCACTTATAATAGGCAAAGTAATAAACTTATCATACTTTTTATAGTTTATACCGATATGTTCTTTACACGGTGCAAAGAATTTTATAAATATTTCTGAGAATATATCTTTAAAGAAAGGTCTTGGTGTTTTATTTGATCTAAATGAGTATTGATTACCAATACCTAATGATTTTTTATTAGATCTTCTTGAAGACCAAGCAGATACTGGTTCAAAGTCAGATATGATAAGGTCATATGAACTTACATCATACTTTAAATCTGATAAAAATTGTTTTAGTTTAAGTGATAATAAAGTTTTTATCCAATCTATACCACCCTTCTTATTATAAAAGAATGATAAGCCTTGAAATTGTTTTTTAATTTCAAATGGTAACTTTAATTGAGAATTAGTACCCGATGTTATAATATCTACATCAAATCCAACAGACTTTAAAGCAGTAATTATCTTTATAGACCTTGTTATATGTCCATTTCCTGTTAGTTGGATACCATACAGAATTTTCATAATTATCTTGATTTAAAATTTTCAAAACTTTTGATTAAATTACCTTGTTTGTCTAATTTAGTAACATCTTTTGTATCAATAACTTTATTATCCATCTCTGGAGACTTTGGTTTAAAATATTCTGCTGGTTCACTCCATTTTAAACTTAAATTGAAAGGAATCCCTGATAAGTCAGATATAATTTTATTCTTAAACATATCAACATATTTTAATCCTTTATATGTTTCTGTCTCACAAACACCAAACACATTTGAAATAGAACCAATTCCACCGTGACCACCTGAAACAGTAATCTCATCTTGTCCTAATGAAGTATCTGGGTTATAATAACCTAAGTGTTTTTGAAAGTTTTGTAATAATTCTGTCATATATTTACCTAAATCATTTACAACTTCACCAGTTCTTAATTTAGGAAGATTTTCGATCTCATCCATCTTCTTGTATGAACAAACTTGTAAAGTTGAACCATATTGAAGTAATATGAAATTAGGTTCTTTATCTAAAACACCATCTCTAAAGTCTTTTTCAACAATAGTTCTAGCTCTTAAAGCATTTGCCCAAGTACCAGTTGGTACAAAAACTAAGTCTCCAATTTTTTGATAACCATTTATTTGAAGGTATTGACCATTTTTAAATTGACTAGTAAATTCAGATTGAGTATTATAAGTTTTTTTAGAAGTCATCGAACCTCTAGTTTTCTTTTGCATCTCTCCTAATCTCCATTCAGAATCTTCAATAAAATCTTTCTTTTCACCTCTTTTAGGTCCACCCATTGTAACATTATGTTCTGGGTAAACTTTCTTCATTACATTGAAGATAGAGTAAATAGAAGCATCCGGACAGTTTTCAATAACAGATATAATAGTTTTTGAATCTGATCTTTTTATAAACTGATTAAATGCAGCACCAAACTCTAATCTTCTTTTAGGTGATTTTTTAATTTCTGATAAATTAAAATCTAAAAGTCTTTGCCAATCTATCTCATAGTCTTGATACTTAGCAGCATCAATCATATCAATAACATCTAACGTAAGTGAATCTTGTGGAACACCAAGTGCTTGACAAATTGCCTCATAAGCAGAAGCAGTTTTTTTCTTTTGTACTGGTGAGTTTTTATATTTTTCTAAATCATCTTCATTGAATAATCCGTGGTGATCTAAGTAATAATCAATTAGCTCATCTCTTTCATCTCCTGGCATAGAAGCGAAATCTAAAACAACATTTATAAGTTTTGGATCTAAAGTTGTATATTTCCAACCTTCTGTATAATTAAGAATACCGTATTTAACAATAGTAAATCCTTTATTAAGTAAATATTTTTTCACTTCGATCGCGGAAAATATTCCATCCATGTCATCGTGAGTATAAAGAGCAACTTTTTTACCTTCTTTACCTTTTTTTAACCAATAGTCTTCCGATTTTGGAAGTCTAGGTGAAGATTCTTCTTTGATTAAATCAAATTTATTAAATTGTTTTACGTTTTTCATATACTATATATTTTATTTAGATTTTACTTTTTAAATCCTTTTATTGCACCTTCTTTATCACCTTTATCATCTTCCTCAAATGGAGTATCAAAGAAGTTAGAAGTATCAGTAACAATTTTAACTTCTGAGTCTAAACTAGCATAAGGTCCAAGTTCACCAGAACGGAATACACCACTATACATATTACCATTAAGATAACCACCCATAAAATAACAATTAGTCAATTCACTTTGTTCTACTTTACAGTTGAATACTTTTGAATTATCTACATCAGAGTGTTGAATTTTAGATTTTGTAATTTGTGAATTTTTTATTTCAGATCCAACAAAGAAACAATCTTCAAAAATTCCTTCTACATTACAGTTTATTAAGTCACATCCTTTAATTGTTAAAAGTGATTTAAAGTTTGCATCAACTATTTCAACTATTTGTGTATTGATAACATAATTTATAATACACTCTTTTAAATCTTCTGTAGCTTCAACTAAAGCAAATAACTTAGGATAGATTTTATCATAGTAAGTATTTACCATATCATAACTATTATTCTGGTCTATTTGTATTTGTACACTAGGGAAATCAATAATAAAATTATCATATTTTGAAAGGTTTTTAAATTTTGATATATTTTCTTCTAAGAACTCTTCTAATTTAGAAACGTCTTCTGCATTAAATAGAGTATCAATAGAATCAAATACATTTATAATAAATCTATCCATAAAGTAAATTAGTTGACCTAAATTCTTTTCATAGTCTTTACCACCAATATATCTCAACTCTAATCTTTGAGTTTCTTTATCATTGTTGATATGTAAAAAGTTTATACCAAAGTACTTATCATTTGGTAATCTTATATTATTTTTAACGACTGAAATAGGAATATTGAAAAAGTCATATTCTTTAAACGGAATCATATTTTTAATACTCTTTGCATAAACATTTGCTTTTCTAGATGGATAACATCTGTATATCTCATCTTCATCAGTATTTAATATAAGTTTTAGTATATTTAAGTCATTCAAGTTTTTATCGCCATTAAAAGATACATTAAAGTGAATAGAGCATTTCTCATTAGTATATCCATAAGTTTGAATAAATTTAATAATTTTAACAAGAAAATACTTAGCATCAAAATAATCTAATGGTCCAGTTACTAACTCAACCATATTTGAACCTCCTGATAAATCGGGTTCAATTTTAAAGTTTCTGTCATCTGGAGTAAAGTCAGAGTGATACTCTCTAAAACCCCAAACCTTTACTGGGTCTAACTCCTGATTAAGTAATTCTAATGTTTTATAGAAAGAAAGATCTCTCATATAGAACTCGAATTCCATTCCTACTACGGCATTTTTAAGCTTACTTGACTGGTTAAGAAACTTGTCTGAATATTTTTCCATATTGTTATATATTAAAAATTAAAGGGACTTTAGTCGAAATTATATATAATTTATGAAATTGTTTAAAAAATGTAATACTACCAAAGAATTTTTAGAAAACCTATCAAAAAATAATAGATCTTAATATGGAGTTCTTTTGTGTGTACTGTAAAACGAGGAAGAAATTCGATAAATTCGTAAAAATTAACGCCATCAAAAATAAGTATATCATTGATATAAATAAAATAATAAGTGAAGAAGAGGTTGACTTCACGGATGATAAAACGTACCTGAAAATTTTAATTTTTAACAAAATACAACAAGCAATAGATAAAAAGAAGGACATATATTATATTCCTGACTTCGATAACGAATTCTCAATCGAAAAACTACTTAACCTCAAAAAAATACTCGGTGAAAACAATTTTAACGTTCTAATATTCTACAATGAATTTAGAAGAAATCCAGAAGTTATAGATGATGTTTTCTCAAACCTATCAAAATTTACAACGAGTCAAATTATTCGTGATTATTAACCAATCAGAGATTACTAATTTTTTATATATAGTATATAAAAAATAATTATTATCAATGGCTATATTAGGCGGTTCTCCACTTGGTCTTATCGGTGTTAGAAGTTTACCAACTTCTGATGGTATGTCAACATTTAATGGTGGTACTAGTAGAAAAATATCAGTAAACTCATATAACAATGCTACTAATGGTCAAATGAATGCCGCATTCGGAAACTTCTCTGGTGCAGTTGGTACTAGATCTTTATTTAGTGGTTCTCCTTCAGCATCACTTGCGCCTTATGGTAATGTTGGTAAGTTAGGAACAACAAATGGTGGTGGTATGGATATGTCTGGACCTTATAAAGGTATTAAAAGAAGTAGCTTACATAATAATACTGTATATGACACAAGTTTATTAAATATTATTGAACAACTATCCGGTACTCAAGCCGAATTGAGACCTTCCGACTTTGCTTATCTTAAAGATGTTGGTGTTTATCCTAATAACAGACTAATGATTGCAAGAAGATTTGGATCACCTCATGCCGATAATATCTTTCTCAAAGGATTGGCAACTGGACAACCACTAGCTATTATGATTTCTTGGAAGCCACAAACAGAGGATTTCTTAAAAATCACATTTGGTGAAAAGTGGGAAGATGCAGAAGCGGATTTTAAATCTGTATTGGACTCGTTAGGTGAAGACTTTCTTGGTAAAACACTAGGTCAAAGACTAGGTGGTGCAGCAGCAGTAATACCTTTACCTGGTTTTACCGAAACAATCCAAAGAACTGTGTTAAAAAAGATGGGTGTTATTGATGATAATATAGAAACTCCTTTACCTGCTGGAAATCCTAATCTTATTAAGATGGCGAAAAGAAGACAAACTGTTAAGAGTGAGACTGCAGGTACAGGATTAAATTGCACAGTATCTATACAAATGGTTTGTGAATGGGAACAGAAATTTATATCAGGTATTGATCCGACTATTGCTTGGCAGGATATTTTAGGTAAAATACTAACATTTTCAACTTCTAGAAGTAATAATTATGGATTAAAAGCTTCTTTTGAAAAAACTATAAAAAGATGGATGGATTATCCCGAGAAAATTGTAGAGGACATGGTTGGATTTATTAAAGAAGGTTTGGAAGCAGCAAAAACAGAAATAACAAAAATGATTGAAGGTGTTAAAGAAACACTCGCACCATCAAAAACTAAGGAAGAGGCAGATGCTGCTTCTGAAAAAGCGAAGAAAGACGCATTGGATAAACTAAAAGATGTTACGGCAGACTCGCTTGTAAATGATTTACTTAAAGGTTTATCAAGACAACTTAATAAGTATAGAATTGTAATTGAGGGTATAGCAAGATCACTTAGTGGTGCTCCTTCTACACCTTGGCATATTACTATTGGTAATCCACTAAGACCTGTTTTTTGTTCAGGTGATATGTATATGTCACAAGATGTTGCATTAGATTTGGGTGCTACATTAGCTTTTAATGATTTACCATCAAATATAAAAGCAACCTTTACATTAGAAAATGCAAGACCGTGGGGTTTACAAGAAATCGCAGCAAAGTTTAACTCAGGTTCTATTAGAGTTGTCACTATTGTCAAGGACACAAATGATCTAAATCATGGAGAAAGACTTCAAGATCAAATTTATGTTACTCCAAAAACCGAATCAGCATCAAATCCTACAAATACTACTGCAGCTACAACCGCAGTTGCAGGTGCTGTAGCTACTGGTGCTGTAGCAGGAGTGGCCGGAGCAACTGTTCCTACAACTGCTGCTCAAGTTACACCGACAATAGCTACAGTTGCTGCTGGTCCTCAACTACCACCTCCTGTTCCTACATTTGCAAATAATTTCAATACCGATATTAGTACAGTGGCTGGTCCTTTGACTGAAGGAGCAGCGGCCGCGGCGGCTAGTGCAAAAAGTGGTTTAGATGGAGTTACTGCTGCAGTAAACAGTGGACAAGCTCAAGCAGAAGCACTAGCAGCCAAAGCAACGGCTGCTGCTAATGAGGCAGCTACTGCAGCAGGTACGGCGACCAGTGGTGTAATTAATGGAGCAATTGAAGGTGCTGTAGCGACGGCACAAGCAGGAGTTGCAACAGCACAAAATGCAGTAGCAACATCCGGTGCTAATGTGGCTACAAATGCTGCAACTGCTGCAGGTACAGTAAAAGAATCAGTTAATAGTGAAACGATAGTACCTGATGCAAATTCATCAATAGGAACAACATTACAAAACATAAATTGGAGTGGTTTCACACTTTAAAAAATAAAATAAAAAATGGATATATTTTCTTTATATAAAACAGTTAAATTTAGCACTATTGATAATGTTTATAATCTTTTTGAACCAACTATTGTTTTCAGAGATGATTCTACACAAGAATATACGGTAACTGACTCAGATGAAATGCGTATAGATTTAATTTTTCAAAATATGTATAATATAACACCAAATTCAATCTATGAGGAATTAGAGAATATTGACATTATTTTAAGATTAAATGATATAGATAACCCACTAAATATTAAAAAAGGAATGGTTTTGAAATATCCAACAATGGGTCAATTTGAAAATTATAGATATTCAGAAGTTTTAGAAGATACAAATAATGAGGTCATTAAACAATTAGGAGTCAAGAATAATCCTAATAAAACTACAAGAGTTGATCCTAATAGACAAAATTATATAGAGAATGACTATTCACTATCACCAGTTGTTTTGGATACCCCAAGAGAACCTGTTAGAATAGTAGATGGTAGATTTTCAATAGGAGGATTATAATATGAAAGAGATTAAATCAGTAAGAGTAAGAAGAAGAGATTTGAATTCAGGTAATTTAGATATTAAGGTAACTATATATGAAGAAAAACGTACATTTGGTGCAGATGAGAGAATACTTGTTGGTTTTAACAATGATAGACCAGTTTGGATAGCAACGACATATAGAAAGAAAGACATCTATAAAGAGTTTACCGATGATCAATTTATAGATGATTTTATAACACTGAACTCTAAAATTGATGGTGGTGGAAAAACCTATGATATAATACAAGATCCTTGGGAGATTAAAACTCCCAAGTGGAGGTACTATGGCTCAGATCCTTATTACTTAAATAATGGTGCACAAATATTTATAAGTTGGACTGAAGGAAATTTTACTGCAGGTGGTTTAACTTATAGTGATGACTCTGGAAAAGAAATAAATGGAAATGTTTCAATTAGTAAGACAGTTTTTAATATTATTGGTATAGATGAACCATCTGTGTTACAATATGGTAAAAGTCAAGAAATCGAATATAAATCATTTGATGTACCAACACAAGTTTATGGTGGTCTATTCGAAGATATCTATATAATACAAGAGATTATCGCTGCATGGAAAAGAAAAGTTCCTAACTATGAATTGGCACTTTGTTCACCTGATAATGAAAAGTGTTCTATAATACCTTATAAAAGTCCTTTGAAACCACCTGAACCAGAAGTACCACCTACCATAAAAGTGGCCACTAATGAAGCACCTAAAGAAAAAATGACGGTAGTTCTACCACCTGATGTGGTAAAGGTTAAAAGTGATATAACATCATTTGTAGTTTATGTTGGTAAAGGTAAAGAAAAAGGATTATTAGAAAATCCAAGTACTGAAGAAGATGAATTTATTTTTGATGATTCATCTGGTATAGATGAATATACCGAAGATGAATTTACAGGTCAAGATGAATTTGCAGCAGAAGAATTAAGTACAAGTATTAGGATAGATTATGTACCAACCGAAGCGGATAAACCAGCTGAAGTTACTGAAACAAACAGTTTGAGTGGCCCTTTAGAAATCCCGAAACCAAAAGAGGGTGAGATGACAATCAGCGCCGCGGCATTGAAGAAGTTAAAAACACACGAGGGATCTAAAGCCACAATTTATGATGATGGTACAGGTAAAAGTATAGAATCATATGATTCTCTTAAAGGATTTCCAACTATTGGAGTTGGACACCTTATAAGTAAAAATGAAAGAACTATATTTTCTAAATATTTGAAACCAGGTAAAATGTCAGATTCTGAAATAGATAATCTTTTATTAAAAGATTTAGCCTCAAGAATCAAAGACTTAAATAAAAAACTTAAAGTCAAAGTTACTCAAGGTCAATTTGATGCACTTTTATCTATGGGATTCAATACTGGATTTGGTAATACGAGTTTCTTAAAAGCAGTTGCTCTTACAAATGAGGGTAAAAAACAAGATGCCTCTGTCCAAATTAATAGTGGACCAAAAACATCTAAAGGTAAAGTATTGGCTGGTTTGGTGACCAGAAGGAAAGATGAGTCGGTAGCATATTTGGCATAAAATAATGATCGCAGCTAAACTAAAAAGATAAATAATGTTGCATAAAAAGCCTCTTTTAAAAGAGGCTTTTATTTTTTATTGTCCAATAGGTTTCATACCATTATCAGGTGTTGAGGATGCGGTTGCAATAATCATTAAGTTATTTAATGCGGTTGCGTAAGAAGAACCAGTCGCATAGATTTTAACTTCTGGCATACTTGCAGCAAAATAACCACCAGAATAAACAATTGATTGACTAACTAATAAACTACTACCATTGGATTGTGTTGCATATACTCCGACTGAACCATCTCTATATTTTGGTACGTAAGAAATATTAACTAAGTATTGTGGATTTGTCATGATAAATATTATTTTTTATTTATATATTAAATTATAATATATTAAAAATCTCCATTTATAGAAATATATTTTGAACCTTCTCCTGTTTTTAATGTAGGTAAGTTAAAATTAAATGAATTGTTTCCAAGAGTTGCTGATCTAAGTCCAATTAACTGATTTTTAAATAATTTTTGGTGTGCAGTAGTTAAACCACTTATTGAAAGTTTATTATACCAAAATTGTTTAATCTTCATAGTTTTTAATCCAAGTAACTCATATATTCTATCAACCGCACCCGTTTTATTATCAATAACGTATCCTTTAAAACTTTTGAATAATGGATCATTATTTGCAGTAAAGTTACGATCACCTTGTCTATAAATATTTTCAATTGTTTTAACAATTCGTTGATAATCATCAAACGACTTTTGTTCCGCAGTTATAACTGGTTTAGTTACAACTGGTTTTGTCGGTGCAGTTGTAGTATTTGTACTTGGTGTAGTATTTGTACCTGTGGTATTATTTGTACTTGGTGTAGTATTTGTACCTGTGGTATTATTTGTACTTGGTGTAGTATTTGTACCACCCGTTGTATTAGTTGTAGTAGTTGTAGCCACAATTTTCGGAGTTGTTGGTTCATCAACTGTAGTAGGAACAAAAGTATCAAACTCACTTTGTTTACAGAATGTATAAGTAAATGTATCCTTTTTAGCTGTGGTAACTTGACTCTCACACAATGTTGTAAATTGATCCCATTGTGATACTGTTTTAAATACTTGGGCACCACCAGAATAATTAAATACACTTTCTGCAGATCCTACATCACTTGATTTATGTAGTAAAACAATTGACTTAACATTTATTTTTTCTGATTTATAATTATAAATTTTTGTAGAATCATTTATGTGTATAGTAGCTTCATCAATTTTCAAACACTTGTCAGTTTTAATTGGAGTTGTAGTAGGATCAGATGTATAAGTATCTAATCTACATAAATCTGCATATTGTCCTAATGCCAATAGACCAACTCCCTCAGGTAACAATTCAGTTTTTGGAAAATAACCAGGCATTGTTGTTATTTGATATTCTAATAACTCCCAATTACCATTTTGATTTTTATAAAAAATATTTAATGTATCATCAAATTTATTTGAAATACTACCGTCATCTTTTTTAGCAGACTGAAATGCAACAATATTTAATACTCCAATCTGGTCATATGTTCTATATTTTTTAGATTTTAAGAAACTAATCAATTTGTCTATCTTTGGATTAGATGTTGTTGATGATAGTGGTTCTGCAGGTGGATTAGTATTTATAGCACTACCATTTGCCACAGGAGCACCTTGTGTTGTTGTATTAGTAACACCGTTTGTAGTACTTGCACTCGCACCTTGACCAGTAGCAGCCACAGGAGTACCTGTTGCTGTTGTAGGAGTAGTTGATGGCTCCACATGTTTATCATTATACTCTGGTTTAGGACCATCTACTGGTTTAAAATTCTCATTAGTTTTAGAGGTTACGTCGTTATCTTTCTTAGTAGAAACCCATGAATCACCAATTTGTGGTGTATCTTCTCTAGGAGTGTTTTTAACAGTTGAGACTTTATTATTATCTACAATATTTACGTGATGTGATAAGAAAACAGGATCTCTTAATTGTTTATACTTCATTAAAACTTGTATCATAGCAGGGTTAGTAACAACAGGAGCACCTAAATTACCTAAATAAGGGCCTCCTTTATTTCCCATTAAATTGTCGACAAACTCATCAAACCAATCCAACCAGTGATTTCCTAAAATTGCTTGTTGTCCAGCAGTTGCATCTCCAATATTTACGTGTCTATTATTGTCCTTTAAGTTAAGGTCAATTGTATTTTCTGTAATATTGATATTATTATATTTATGATCTATTTTTAAACCTTCTTTGTCATTTACATATATTTGAGTTTTATGATCAAATAAAAGTGAACTCATAGAAAGATAATCAGCAGAAGATAATGATTTTAGTTTTTTTTCTAAATTTATATTATAGTGTTCTGCACAAATAAACTCTGGTTTATGTTCATCTCCAGAATCAAATACAACTAAGAGAACTTTACCCTTTTCAGGTGCAGTAAACTCATTACCATTGATATCCTTCCAAGGCGTGGCAAAAGGAATGTCTTCAGTTTTAAGATTGTCAAAAACATCTAAAACTCTAATCCTAGCACGACCTAATTTTAATGGATCATTATTATCTTCAACGACACCAATATAGGTTCTACTTCCATCTACTTTTGCCATGAATAATTTATTATTTTTATCATATATTTATTACTTTTTAATAAAGTTAGTAGCACCATTTAATATGTTACTAACTGCACCACCTGCAAAGTCTGCCAATTCATTTCTAATATCATAGAAAAATCTATCAGTTGTATTCGTTAGTGCAATACCCATTGGATCTTGTGGACCTGTATAGATATTTTGTGGTGGACTAATTCCTTTTTTTCCAACAAAGTCTATTAAAAGTTTATTTATCGTTCTTGATAATAAACTAACTCTACCATTTACTAATGTTGCCAATTCTTGTTTGGCACTTTTTATAGTTTTATCTTTTAATCTTTCAATAAAGTTACCAATATTAGTATCTGCCTTTTTGGCAGTTAAATCTTTTAAAGATGTTGGTATTCCAATTGTTTTATTTTTCTCAGTAAAGTTTTTTATAACAGACTCTGCACTATTTTTTAATAATGTCTTCGGATTATTTAGTAGCTCTAATTTCTTGTTCTGTTCACTAACTAATTTACTTAGATCTGCACCGATTGCAGTTTGATCTTTAGCATATCTTTTGAATTTATCTAAATCAAACTTATCTTCTAATTCCTTAGCTTGTAAATCATCTATTTTTTCATCAGTCGTAAATCCTAAAGGATTTTCCGGTAAATTGACTCCGAATCTATTTAATATTGCAGGTGATTTAACTCCATTATTATTACTAGTATTAGTACCAGATGTGAAGAATCTAGGTATTGAAGTATCACTAGTAGTTGATTGTGTTCCACCTCTTGCAACTCTTGCACCCGGGTTACCGATTTTCCAAATAGCACCACTATCGTATCCAATATATTTACCAAAATTTGCAGATGGCATAAATCTTTCAAACTTAACTGTAGAGTATTTATAATCAAACTGAATACCATAAGTTTCATAAACTGCAATAGCAGACATATCGATATCCGGATTGTGTGGCATTGTATTAAAAAAGAACTGGCATTCTTTTAAAGAGTAAACATATCTAGATAGGTTATCTTTGATAACTTCTAAGTCTCCGCTATCAATACCTTTTCTAACTCTATTAAAATTTCTACACTCAGAAACTATAATATCACAGTTAAATCTTAGTAGATTTTCAGGAACTATACTTTTACCATTTGGTTTAGACCAATATAATAACTTATATAAATGTGCTAAAGTACCCATCGTTAGCGAAACGTCTTCTGTAAAATCAAGTGTAATAAGATCTGTTCTATAATCAACAAGAAATTTTTTCTTATCTGAAGTATTTGCTTCTATTAGATTTGCTAGTCCACCAATTTTTTTAAGATAGTAACTCATATATGATGTTTTTCCACCTCTAAAAAGATTCTTAGCACTATCAGTATTTGCATAACCAGGTTTAGTTTTACTGATTGATACTTGCTCATCATTAATATTTACGGTAGATCTAGTTCTAAATAATTTTACAAATTGTTGTTTGAAGTCCTCATAAACAGGAATTTTCGATCTTATCTCATCAACTCCACTATAAATCTTTAAAAAATCAAGCACCGATCCATTTAACAATGGAGAAGATATATCATCGATTATAATCTCAAATCCAAACATTACAGGATCATTATTCTCAAAAGGTGTTTGTTGAAATTGTGATAAACGTAACTCTGATTTACCATTTTCTGGATTTTCAATAGGAGTTAAATTATCAATTATTTGCAAACCATGTTTAAAATAATCAGTTCTTGTATCATTGAATAGTAAGTAAAAATCACGTGTACTATAAGGAGATGTACTCAGATCTTTCGAATTTTTTGGCAGATTTTTACTCTCACTGAACCTCTCATCGGTATCTAAAATAGTAGAATTTGCACCTGATTTTATTAGTTGGCCTCTCCAATCAACATACTCATACTCACCTACTTTGATTTGATTTACTGTATCGGGAGTTGCTTCTAATTTGCTTTCAGGACTAGTGACATTAGTATCACCACTCGCATATTGTTCAGTTGATTTTGGTGTACTACCGAATCTAAAGTCTTTACTAGGACTTATAAAAAGTGGTGATAAAAATCCCTTATCTATACTTGCTTGTGGCCAAGGTGTTCCATTTTTGATAATATTATCAATGTTTGATCTTAAATCACCTTTAAGTTTATTAAGTTCAATTGTTTCAATTTGTCCAGTTTCTTTATTAAATATAGTGTAAGTTCCTGCTTTATACGAGTATTTAGGAGGAGTACCAACAATTGATTCAGCATTAGAAGAAGTAGAGATTTTACTTAGATCCATTAAGTTAAATTATATTTAGAGTATATATAAATATTTCACTTTTCTATGTAATCCTTATCCAGTTAATTTAGTAATTTTTTTACCATACTGTGTAATAATTTTCTTGTTATTACAAACCAACAAATCGGATAATCTTATTGTAGTAAGTTCACATTTAAGACTTTCGTATTATTTTATATAATATAAATGCCATGGTTCTATACTTCTTAAAGGACCCTTTTTAAAGTAAGATCCTTTGAATCCATATGACCCAGCATTATCATAAACCCATTTTTTTACATCAGGGTTATTATCCCACCAAGATCCTTCAACACTAAAAATATCAAACGCTTTACCAGTATGGTGTTGACTAAATCCAGGTATAGCACTCATTTTTTGTCGATTTGCAACACCACCATCGGACGCAATTTTTTTACCAAACAAATCTACTTGTTTCTCATATGTTCTATGTGCTGAAATTACCCCTCCAACCTTCTTTGTCTTTGGAAATAATTCATGTATTTTAGCTACTAATTTATCTATCGCCTTTCTTGCTTCAGCATTTTCTCCTCCATTATCAGCATAGTACCCTCCTTCTTGACTTAGTTCCGCATTAATATGTGAATCGTCAATTTTTACATTATATTTCTTTTCTAGTTGTGCAATTGCCTTTTTAATAGCTGAAGGTAATGTATCTAATTTCTTAGTCGTGGGCGTTTCTTTGGAACCATTTGTATTTGTTGGAGTCGATTTGGTGTCTGGTGTTGACGCTTTTCCAACGACTAGATTATTTAATCCTAAATCTGTATAAAATAATGTATTAGATTTAGGTAATTTGGCATAAGGTGTTGTTGTTATTGATGTTCCCCAGTATTCAAAATGCCACTCTTCTGAGGCAACAGTTCTAACAAATCCAAATCTGAAACTATTTTTAACCATCCAACTATATAGTTTAGGATCTAACGGAGATTTAATTTTACCACCTCTAGATCCAGTATTAAAGTCAATCGCTATACCAGAACCATGTTTAGAATTTCCTGGTCTTGCAGTTGCTGGACTACACTTACCACCTTTACAATTCTGTGCATATAATTCCTCTTGAGATTGTGCACTTACCGACACACCTGCTTTTGATTTAGTACTCACATTTGGATAATAATCTGGTCTAAACCCAGAATTCACATTTACTTTAATACCATCATTTTTGGCTGCAGCTTTAAGATCTAATACTGCATCAGCTATTTTAACACTAACTGGTTTTCCATCTATCTGACAACAAGTAATAGCCATTTTATTATTACCATAAAAAGTACCAGGTATCATATCTAAAGTATATTTACCTGGTACATAAGGAGCACTATTTATTGTCTCTGACTGTTTTTCAGTTTCTTGTCTAATTTCCTCTGAAACTTCGCCTGTAACTGGGTCGGTATATTCTTGTTCTTCTGATACAGATGCCTCTGGATCACCTTCAAACGCAGACTCTTTATACTCATCATCAATATCTGTTCCGTCATCATATAATAAAGTCTCATCTTCTTGACCAATAATAAATAAGTTTCCAAAGTCTGCATTTGAAAATATATCTAATTGTTCTACATTAAAAGTAAATTCTTGTGTCCCTACTGTACTCGAAGTTGGACCAGGTACAGAACTTTCTGACGCACCAGTTATTGCACTTGCAGAAGGTCCCGTTGACGAATCACTGGGTGGTACTACTGGAGGTCCATCTGGTTCTGTATATTTAAGATAAATTGTTAAACCATAAGTACCATCAATTATGTTTTGTAACTCAAGAATTGCATCAGTTGCAAGGCTGTTTTTAGATGAAGTACTTTTACCTCCACTAAATTTAATAATTCCAGTATTATTCGGTACTACTACTTTAGTTTTTGGATTTGTCCAAGGATTTGGTAATCCATTTAATGTACTATTAGGAATTATATACTTACCCGCTTCGATAAAAGTTATTTTACCCAAAATTTTCTTTTCTATATCACTTAATGGATTTATTACACTCAGTGTATAATCAGTGTTTACACCAGATTGTGTTCCAGATTGTGTTCCAGATTGTGTTCCAGATTGTGTTCCAGAAGTTTGAGATGTAAAGAAATTATCACCTGCTTCTAAAACGGCTTGAAAATATTTAGATTGTTCACCAATACCTAGAGGAAAACGAGTACCCGAACTGTAAAAACCTTTTAAGTAGTTCTCGTCTAACTCATCTTCAATTCTCATAAAAATATCAGAGTAGTCTTTATATTTTAAAGTTGATACAGATATTTTTGTATTATATATAACTCTATATAAAGAATGCATCCAAGAGTCGAACCAAGCTTTACCTCCTAAGTTTTTTAGTTTTTTTTCTGCTGCCAATTTGACAAAGCCAGAATCTTTAACTTTTAATATATTGTATAAATCCTGGTGTGTTCTAAGACCAGTCTCATATTGTTTAGCTAAGTATGACATAGTTGCAAAAGTATATCCTTGGATGTATAAAGTAGTTGGGGTTATTGGATTAGTTGACTCACCCGAATCTTTGGCATATTTTTTATCGACATAGTCTTCTACAACATCAGGTTTTGATCTAAAATTACCATATTTATCATAAGCTTTCATACCTTCTGCCGGGAAAGACCATTCAAACAATTGACCAATCGTTGTTACATCAAATCCAGGTGTTGTTACTCCTTCAGGGTCAATATTAAAAACCTCTAGTGTAGGCATTTTCAATATAAAAGGATCCGTAAGTGCTATGGCAGTTTGTCTAGCTGCTAAATAAGCATCTACCTCACTTTGTGCAGCCGCTATCTCTACATCTACTGCGGTATTCCACGCATCAATAAGCTCTTGTATCTTTGACATTATTCATTAAATATTTTTTATAGTTGCTTTTACTTCTTTACCATTTGTAGAAACTTCAGTAATTGTCAATTTAAACGTTTTACCAGAATTATTCTGAACAAAGAATATTTGACCAACTTTATATACACTATTCGGTGGTACTGCAGTTGATAATATAGGTTGTGTTTGACCTGGTACTACAGGATTTTCATTGTTCTGTGTATTTGTTTCAGCATTTGTAGGTGTAGAGTTTGCATCTTTTTTCAACTCATCATCTGTTTTACTAAGCTCTTTTCTAACAGCGGTAACTTTTTGAGTTAAATTGCCTTGTGTCCAAGTATATGATATATCAATAATAACCCATTCGCCTGTTAAACGTTTTTGTGAGATCTCATCATTATTAACAGAAGTTTTCGTATTTATAAAGTTTAACTGTATCTTCATAAATTTATATAAATTGAAATTTGCGTTAGGAAGTTCTAAATCAACAGAAATTCTAGCCATATTATCAAAATTTACTTTATTCTGTGTTTCTGAATAATAGTATTGTTTATGTACATTCTCCGTATCCATTTTACCGGAGTATGTTGTACGATAGTTATCTTTTTGTGCATCAGAAGGTGGACCTTTTAATATAATACTTTTTGATCCATCTGATGTCTGTGAGTCTACATCAAATACTAAAAATTCTTTTTTTATACTATCATAAGTATTTGATACTGTAAAGTGTCCATTATTCAGAGAAGTTTGTGTTGAGTTATTATTTACTCTATACTTATTAAAGAAAAATGAACTACTATTTTGACTTAAATCATTACTTAATTGTAATTGTACAACCTTTTCACTTTCTTCTTTTGTATTTAAGTGATTCAAACCTCTTGAATTTATACCAACATCTTTAGATATATCTCTAATCCATTCCTTTTCAATATCTACATAATTGAAGCAGTAATAAAAGTCTACATAACCTATAAGAAATGTTTTATCTGAAATATATGAGTGTGAAATAATATCAGTAATAAATGTTCTAAATAATTTACCATTATTTATCCAGGTCATACTATCAGAAGTATTTGTAATATTAGAATTAAAACCTATTTCTAACTCTTTACACATTTTTTGCAATGTTTCAAATGAAGTTCCTTTATAACTCTGAAATCTTATTTTATAAAAATCTTGAAGGTCTAGTGTACCTACTATTGTATAAGTTTTACTTTTATTTTCTTGGAAATTCACTAGTTTAAACTTTAGGTGTATTGATTTTAGATTTTTTGAACCTGAATTTAAAAATATTTCGAATTTACTATCATCAAGTGGAAATCCATCTTTTTTCATAACACCCATCGAGTCCTCAAAAACAATAGATACCATCGGTACAAGACCATCATAATATAAATTCAGTGAGTTTATATATCGTTGATCTATTTGAACACCAGAATACCAAAAGAACGGAGTAAATCCTAATGCACCAGCAACCTCTGCGTTATCTCCATTATTCTGTAATGCTTCAAACTCAATAGGTTTTAGTTTAATCGTGGGTTTATCTATTTGTGCGATTATTGGACGTGTACCTTGCACATCTTTTGGTTCTTGTTCACCACCTCTTGACTTATCTTGAGCAATAACATCATCTTCTGGTAAGACCTTTATAATTGCTTCAGAAGGTTCTATAAGATTTGAATCTGGTATTACTGAAATAACGTAATCTCCAGGTGCATTGAATTGAATACCTGCAAAATTCACAAAACCATCTTTAACTGTTTGTTCTACTTCACCTATTAGTTCACCAGGACCACTTTTCTTTTGTAGTTTAATCTTTATTCCAGTTGCATCAAAAGTACTTTGAGTCATACCAGATTGAGTTGCAGTTAAAGGTGCAGAAGATTGAGTTGCAGATTGAGTACCGGAAGCAGATGCAGAAACAAGAGTAGGAGCGTCGGGATTTTTTGTATATTGTAACTTTATTTCAACTCCGTAGTAATAATCTATCATACTTTGTAGGTTTACTATTGCCTCGTCTGCCAATACTGTTTCATAAGTATCCGGATAAGATGATATACTTAAATTTCTAGTTTTCCAGTTTAATTCTCCATTAGCTTCCGCAGTTTCTTGTGATGTTACTACTGTACCAGTTTTTGGATTAGTAAATGGATGTGGTAAGCCAATCAATCTAGAATTGGCACTAACTTGTGGACCTAAAGTTGTGAATGAAATTGAACCTTCGATCTTTCGGTCATTATCACTTTTAGGATCTTTTACGGTGATTTTATAGTCACCTATCTCAAGAACTGATTGTGTGGCAGATTGTGTCTCAACAGGTGTCGCGGATTGAGTTCCTGATTGAGTTCCTGATTGAGTTCCTGATTGTGTAGCCGATACTGGTGGTGGTAGTTTATAGTCATCACCTGCTTCCATAAAAGCTTCATAGAAGATTGTAAGTGTAGAGACATCATTTATAGAAAAATCTGCAATACTGTTATAACCATAACTATCTCTAAACTTTTTTCTTAAATCAGAAAGATCATCCTCAAATTCATCGGAATTCTTATAATTAGTGGTTAAACTTTTTTGTGATTTTAAATAGTCAAGTGCCGATGACATAAATGCGTCAAACCACTTTTGTGCACCAAATGCTCTAAGATTTTTTGTAAAATCTGCGGCCCTTTTAGCACCATAATTTTTACGTAAAATTTCATATAATGGAAATGCACCCGTATCTGGGTCTTTAAGTTCGTTTAACACGTCTCCAAGAAAATCGAGATATGGATATTCAGGTGTGATTTGTTTTCCTCCTTCTTCCAGAGGATAAACATACTTAAATAAATCACCTACGGTTCTTACATCTGGATCTGTTCCATAGGTGTTATCAGATTTTTTCTTAAAAGGCCAAGAGGCGATTTTAGGATAAGTTATTGCAATTGCAGAAGCTCTTGCAGTTTTATATTTACTTATTCTTTCATTTTGAAGGTTAAGTTCTGTTAGAGTGATTGTCTCAAAATTATCAATGAAAATTTGTATTTTTGACATTAAATATAATAAATTTTATCTATTATATATAAAGATAGTGTCGTTACAAATTGATTTTTATTATCTTGTATGGGTATTTTCTTTTATTATAAAATCCCTCTCTTTCTTTAAAATGTCTATAAAGTATATTAGACATATCATTTGGATTGAATATATCAACTAAATCAAAAATGTTTACCTTATCTTTATCAGTATGTAAACGAAGTCCACGACCAATACTTTGAATAATAATCTGCTCTGATTTGAATGAGTCAGTAAATATAACATTGAAAATAGCATTTATACTCACACCGGTAGAAAGTGTTCCAAAAGAAGCTACAAGTACTTTAACTTTATCAGAAGTTACCTCCATCAATTTTTTAATCTCTTCTCTTTTCTTACCACTTATCTCACCATCAATATAATAGAATTCTTTATCTGGTAGTTCATCTTTTAATTTCTGAAATATTCTTTGACCATTATCAATTGTATGAAATAATAATAAAGTATTATTAGTACACTTTTCAACAATCTTTCTAATAAAAACTAATCTTTTTTCAGATTGATGTGCATAAGCTTTCTCTAAATCAAATGCCGCCTTACCATCACCACTTTTTCTTATCAGTTTTAATCTTTCATGAAACTCTAGGTCATTATGATTCATTATAACAGCCTTTATTTCCATTGGAGTAATAATACCCTTCTTCTTTAATTCATCAGCAGAAACCTCTGTTATTTTAGGTCCTAAGACAGATTGAATGGTCAATATTTCACAAGTTTCATCTGTTGGTGTGGTTCCGGAGACACCAAATCTAGAATATGCATGAGTGAATGTTGACTCAAGTATATTAGTGTATGACTTGGCTTTTGCTTGATGACAATTACTAACACATAATCCATCTACAAAATAATTATGATTGTCTTCTATTCTTAAATTATAAACATTATCATTATGTTCTATTTTTTTAATTTTTTTAATTCTCATCAAATTTTTTTAATTTTTTATAAATATTTATACCATCAGGCTGATCTTCTAAAAGTATTTTAAATTTGTTTAAATTTTTAATATACCAATCTTCCGTTATAAATACTAACTCATAATCATTTTCTTCACACCATTTTAAACAATATTCTTCTTTAATTTTAACAACTGGTTTATCTAATTGTGATATTGGTTTTATTTCATATAACTTTTTATTTTTTATATCAATAAAATCAACAATGTAATTATGTGATTCATTGTTATATTTATATTCAATTCTCAACTTTTCATATTCCAGTTCATTATTACATAAATGAAAGAATGCTTCCCAAGAAGATCTATATTTAATCTTTTTACTATTAATTATAAGATATGATGTACCATAATTCCAACTATTTGTTATATTTGGTGTAAATTCTCCATTTTTAATTTTTTCTTTCATAATAATTGAATTTTTCTCACACATAGATTTAAAACTCTCCTCAGTCATCCTATGACATGTATTACCACTACCAATTTGTCTTAATGAAATTCCTTTATATTCACATTCCTTGGTGCAAAATTTTTTAAATCCATATTCTGTTCTATTATCATTCCTAATACCTATAAAAATTCTATTATTATTACATTCATCTATTTTACATTTAGTGTCAATATTTTTCAAATAGGAAATTACATTATAAATATTAATATCAATTTCAATAGGTAGTATTATATTATTATCTTTAAAAAAGGATAAAAATCTTTCTTCTTTATTTTTCTTATTATTAAATATACTAAATTTATTTTTGTTGATAAGTTCATATATTTTATCTTTTTGACTTTGATCCATGTGTTTCTGTTTTTTAATTATATATTAAAGTTAAAATCTATAATTTCATCATTTTCAGATAAATCTTCTACTTTTTTCCAAATATATTCTTTTGTATAAACTTTATGATTTCCGGTAATTTTTAATATTTTACCATCTTCCATCTCAATTTCATACATATCATTTAATATGGATAAATTTTCATAAATATATTCAACTTTTTTATCTTCAATTTCTTTAGTAACTTCATTAATTGTTTTAACATATTCACCTATTTTAATATCTGATATTTTTTTTAGAAAACCATCAGACATATTAATTAAACTATCAGGATGTAAACACTCATCTGTAATAACTGTATGAAATTGTTGAAAGAATTTTTTTGGCCACTTTTCTAAAGATTGATAAGTACCAATATAAACATTAGGATTTTCTGTACCAGAAAACTTTCTTGGTCTATCAGACATTACTTCTTCTACTCTAACCGTACAAGGTATATGTCCATTATTTAGATCTTCAAATTTTTCAATTTTACTTTCTCTCATTTGTAGAAGGTTATTCAAACCATAGTTATACTCAACTATATTATCATAAAACTGTGTAACTAAAGTGATTGACGGAACTATTATTAAGAATTTTGCATTAGGGTCAGTGTGTTTTAAAGTGTAAAACATAACTATTGATATGATTAAAGATTTACCACCTGAAGTTGCCACCTCTGCCATACAAAATCTATTCTTTAGTATTTTATAAGCAGCTTCAATTTGATGGTCGTATGGCATAAAAGGAACTATTTCACCATCTTTTTTCATTTTATGAGTTTTAAAGAAGTCTTTACAGAAGTCTTGAACTTTTTCTAGAGTAACATCTCTATTGATTGGGAAATCCTCTTTATTTTCAAGTATAAAAGGAGCATCAATTTCTTTACATCCTCGCATAGCTTCTTTCCATAAACCTAGATTTATTTTACCATCTCTAAAGAATGATTTTTTACCATCCCAAACTCCCATTTTCACCGCAGGTTGATATTTCCAACCTTTGACATGACGAGTCAACCACAGTGATAACTGATGATATTCAACTCTACTTGCTTCTGTGACTACTAACTCTTCTTTATCTTTATCATATCTAAGTTTCATCTCATTATTATATATAAAAACCTTGTGTTTGTTTAGTTTACGAAGTTTTTGTCGTTTTTTTGGGGTTTTTTACAAAGGGGAAAGAGTAAATTGAATATATAATAAAAAAATAAATTAAATATTATGGGATTATTCAAATTCTTAAAAGGAATTTTTGGAGCAAAAGAGACAGAAACTTGTCCAACTCCAGAAGTAAAAGTACCAGCAGTAAAAGCTGTGGAAATTAAAAAAGAAGTAGTAAAAGAAGTACCAGCACAAGCTGTGGAAACTAAAGTAACTGCTAAAGAGATTAAAGCAAAAAGAACACCTGCTATTAAGAAAACTGAAGAAGTTAAAGTAGAAGAGGTTTCAACAGAAGTTGTTGCTGAGAAAAAAGCTAAACCACGTAGAAGAAGAAAGCCAAAAGCTAAACCAGAAAACGGAGATCAAGCATAATTAAAAAACCACTCAATTGAGTGGTTTTTTTGTTTAAAAGAATCCTATATTATTGTCTTTTAATATATCATCTATTTTATTTTCTCGTGTAATTGCCTTTAAACGCAATTCATCTTCAAACTTATATAATCTTATATTGTATCGACTAGTATTAGGATCATACGTCAAGTCATAAAATCCAATAACTTCAACATCTTTTAAATAACCAATAACACTCTGTGCTAGTTCATCTAATGTAGAGTTCTGTGATGTCACCACACTATAGGTATTTTGTAAAACTTGACTTCCTACAACTTTAGTAAGAATACCATTTGGTGCATTTAAAATTTTAGTTGTTCTATCTGAAATTTTCTCAAAGAAAATTTTTAAATCAGTATCACTAATTTCATTTTTTGGAAACAAAGTATTACTTACACTAAATACACTAAACTTATGTTTTACGTCAGCTACTAACTTTTGAACTTTTTCATCATCCGATAGAAATGTTATATCTTCCATTCATATTATTTTCTTTTTAATATTATCTCATCGATAATTCCATACTTTTTTGCATCTGGTGCGGTCATCCAATAATCTCTATCACCGTCTTTAGCAACTTTATCAAAAGCTTGTCCAGATTTATCAGAAATTATTTCATAAAGTTCTTTTTTCAAAGAGTTTATCTCTTTTACTTCAATCTCTAAATCAGATGCTTGTTGATATCCAGCATAGGATAATGGTTGGTGTATCATCGTTCTACTTCTTTTAAGAGCCATTCTCTTACCTTTTGTACCAGAACATAGAATTACGGCAGCCATCGATGCAGCGAGCCCCGTATTGATTGTAACAATGTCTGGTTTAACAAAGTCCATTACATCAAGTAAGCCTAATCCAGTATAAACCGAACCACCTGGGCTATCAATATAGATTGATATGTCTTCATCACTTTCAGATTCTAGATAAAGAAGTTGTGCTTTGATTATGTTCGTGACATATTCATCAACTTCAGTAGATAGAAAGATAATTCGATCATCCAGTAACTTTGAAAAAACATCAACTGACATACCGTTACTCTCTAATAACATAGGAGTACTATTTTTTCGTTGTAAGTGTTTAAAGTAATTGTCTTGAAAGGTGCTTGAAATAGATTGACTTCGTAGAAATTTTTGTAAGTCGTTTTTCATTTAAGAATTTTATTTTTTGTTTTTATTATAAAATAGAGTAAAAGTTTAATATATAATGATATGAAGTATTTAAAGATTTTCGAGACATTTGATAGAAATGACACATTATACGTGTTCGATTTTGATGATACTCTTGTAAACACGCCAGAATTTGAAGGATTTGTTATTGAATACTTAACAGAAGATGTTTCTATAAAAGAAATAGTAGATAAATCAACTAAAAGTATTGGTGTAAATAAGTCAGATTTAAAATGGCAAGATGGTAGAATTTATGTAGAAGATCCAAGTGAGAATATTGAAGTAAAAGGAAACTGGGTTAGAAAAGGCAAAAGAGTTTATCTTACCGCACCAGATATATTTGGAACAACTGATTTAAGTTTACCAACAGAAACATTGGAACTGGTAGATTTTTATAATTCAGTAGAGAATAAATGTATAGTAACCGCTCGTTCAGAAAAGATTAGAGATAAAATTGAAAAAATTATGAAAGAGTTAGGATTAGAATATCCTAAATATGGACTTCATATGTATCCTTATGAAAATCACTATAATGCGGGTGGTTGGAAAGGTGAAAAGATTGTTGAACTGGTTGAGAAAACTGGATTTAATAAGGTTATATTTTACGATGATAATATAAAGTATTTAAAAGGTGCTACTAAAGTTATTAAGAGTAAACTACCGAATCTTGATTATAAGTATGTAAAAGTGTAAAAAAGACGTTTAATAATTTAATATATAATAAAAAAATAATAACATATATGAAAACTAAAGTTGAAGTACTTGGATATGAAATCGAAATCGAAGAAGTTGACGGTGTCGTAACTGTTAAAGCTGAATTAGATGGTGAAACAGTTGAAGAATTTACTCTTGAAACTCCTGAAGAAGGACAAAGTCAAGAAGGTCAAGAAGACGATGATGACGTTAAAGGATTTAAAGATTTTGATGGTCAAGACGAAGAAGAAGATTTCGGAGACGAAGAATCAGAAGGTCAAGAATCAGAAGAAGATGAAGACGAAGAAGAAGGTCAGGCACTAGAATCTTTTCAATCTTTTTTCAATAAAAGATAAATAAGAAAGAGGATTTAGTCCTCTTTTTTTTATAAATGAAATTTAATATATAATAAAAAATATTATAATACTATGTTATTAAAATTTAATAATTTCATCAAAGAAAGTTTTACCGGTAAAGGAACTTTACTTTTTTATGCACTAGACTGGGATAATAATATTTTGGATATGCCAACTGAGATCATGGTACAAACCGAAGATGGTGAAGAAGTTGGTATGAGTACCGCAGACTTTGCAGTTTATCGTTCTAAAATAGGAAAAGAAGATTTTGAATATGATGGGAAAACTATTGTTGGTTTAGACTATAATACAGCATTTAGAAACTTTAGAGACACAGAAGATCCAGAAATATTTAAAAAAGATGTTGCTAAGGCATTACAGATGGAAGCATTTGCCCCAGCTTGGGAAGATTTTATTGAATGTTTAACTAATGGTTCTGTATTTGCTATTATTACTGCAAGAGGACACGAATCAGAAGGTATGAGAAAAGGTGTTGAATATATTATTGACAGTTTAGATCAACAAGATAAAGAGAAAATGCATGATAGTTTACTTATGTTTCTTCAACTTTTTGGTAAATCAAGAGAAGAAGAAAGTTATGAAAGTATTACAAACTTCTCTCAAAGTGAATTAGTTAAAAACTACTTGGATTTATGTCACTTTGTTGGTGTTTCTGCTCCTTCAAGAGGTGGCTCACCTGCCAATCCAGAAGTAGCTAAAGAGGATGCTTTAAGAGAATTTATTACTGATGTAAATGGATATGCACAAAAAATTGGATTTGTTGCAAAAGTTGGTTTCTCTGATGATGATCCAGGAAATGTTAAACATATGAAAGATGCTCTTTCAAGCCAAGATTTAGATCATGAAGAATTATGGCCATTCATTAAAGAGTTTATTATTAAAGATACTAATAAACCAGAAAACGTAGTTAAGACTAATATACCTACAAGAAGAGTTAAATCATTTGGTGATTTTAATGAGAGTCAAACTCAAATTACTGGACTACAAAGTTCTACTATCTCTATGCAACCAGAAACTAATCTTATGATTATGGCTGGTAAAACTGATGGTTTCAGTGCAAATGGTGATGAAACTCGTCAAGATCCTTATGGTAATAGACTAAAAGCTCAATCGAGACGACTAGGTAACCAAGAATGGTGTCCTTGTTGTGACAACTCAAAAGAAGAGTGTGACTGTGATGATAGTTGTGATTGTAAATGTAAAGAATAAATTAAATCCTCTTTTTTAAGAGGATTTTTTATTTAAACTTAGTAAGCCTTTTACAATATATTCAGTATGGATAAAGTCTATATTAAAAATATTCTTCAAAAAATTCTCGATAAAGAGTTTGCAAATGTTCAAAAGCGTAGAGTAAACGATTACTCAGACCGTTTGAACTTTGCATGTCCATTTTGCGGAGATAGTCATCGAAACAATCATGCCAAACGTGGTAATCTTTACTTTAATCGTTTAGTTTTTATTTGTTTCAATTGTGATAAGAAAACTACATTCGATAGAATGTGTAAACATTTCAATGAACAAATTGATCCAGATAAGAAATTAGAGATGATTGAACACTTAGATTCAATTATGACTTATAATGATTACCAAAGTGAATTTACTGATGCAAAATTTGATAACTTAATTGATTTAAGTGACTTAGAAAAATCTATCGAACTAAATCTTACTCCATTTTCTGACTTTAAACCTATTCAAGTCAATGGCGGTATATACAAGTACCTAATAGGTCGTGGTATAGAACCAGATAAACATAAAAATATTTACCAAGCAAAGTATTGGAAAAATGAAGATGAATCGGAATGGATTATAATAATGCTTAATCGTAGAGATACTAAGTTATTAGGAATGCAAGTTCGTAATCTTAAAGAAGGTAGAAAAAGAATGTTTAAAATCTATAACTTTGAGAATATATTAGAATGGGTAAATTTGGCAAAAGAAGAACCTAAACATATTGATATAAATGAGTTGGTTATTTATAACAAGTTATCTTATTACTTTAATATACTTAATGTTGATTTTGATAGAATGATTACAGTATTTGAAGGTTATTTAGATTCACTATTCTATCCTAACTCAATTGGGTTAGTTGGTGTAAATACAGACTTTAGATTTTTAGAAAATAGTGGATTTGATTTACAATATTTTTTTGATAATGATGAGGCTGGATTTAAGAAATCAGAAGAAAAGTTAAAAGAAGGATATACAGTATTTTTATGGAATAAACTGTTTGAAAGTATTGTTGACCAAAAGAACTCTAATGATCCATTTAGTTTATTACATAGAATAAGTAAGGTAAAAGATATAAATAAATTATGTCAACTAACACCGGATGCTTTTAAAAAGTTGAAACTACCTTTATTTTTCAGTAAAGATGCATTGGATGTAAAATGGATTCCTAAATTCAAACGTAGAAGAAATAATAAAGAAGAAGTTGATTATAATAAAAAATTTGAAGAATTTAAAAAATTATAAGATATTTTATTTATTTTTTTGTGTTTTTTGTTTTAATATATAAAATAAAAAAGACTTATTATGGCAGAACAAGTTAAAAAGAAGTTAGGATTCTTTGGAAGTATCAAATGGTTCTTCACAGAGATTATGAAAATCTATTCTACAGAAGACTCATACTTTTCTAAAAAGAGGGTTGAGTCAGGGATTGGATTTGTAATTGCAGAGTGGGGAATGATATTTTTTCTATTAAGCAAGTTTGATACAATGACTATGATTGAGTTTGGTGGATGGGCTTCTATTCAGTTTCTTGTTGCAGGTTATATGGTTAGCCAAATACAAAGCGAAAAGAAAGCATCAGACGTTAGTAATTCAGCAGATGCAACGGTTGAGGAAAATCAACAGTAAAACAAAAACCACTCAAATGAGTGGTTTTTTTATATCTATTAAAATATTATTTTAATCTTCTTTCTCTTCTTGAGAATTTATAACTTTTAGCTTCAAATTCAGGATCAATTCTGTCTTCTTCTTCTAATCTAGGAGCAACTCTTTCAGAACCACCTTGTAAATAAGAAACAACTTGATCAACTGTATCAAATTTCTTTCTATCAACGTGGAACTTTTCAGTTTCAGAAGGAAAAATAATTTCTTTTCCATCAAATTCTAATTTGTTGTTTTGAACTGCATCCGATTCTAATCCTAATGCTTGTGCCAATTCTTTTAATCTACTAGAATAAACATCTTCTTGTTCTTCTTCTTCACCACCTTCAAACTCTTGTTCAAATGGATTATTTTTAGCCAATGGATTATCTTGTTCACTTGGAACATCATCTGGGATAACACCTGGTCTAGTTGGTCTAGGAGCAGTAGGTCTATCTGTATCTGGTCTAGATGGAGTTTCCGTTTCTCTTCTTGTAGGTGCAGGAGCTTGTTCAGGTCCAGCAGTAAACTCTTCATTTATTTTGTCATCTACGAATTGATTATACTTTTTAATCATATCAAATAATTATTTTTTTATTATATATTAAATTTAAAATACCTGTTTTTACTCTAATTCTTGAACCACATAGTCTATAAAGCTATCTAATTCATATTCTAATCCACCACAAAACTCAAAAACATCATATTCCACTACTTTACCCTTATCATTTACAACTTTTAAAAAATCAAGTGAATAAGCACCGGTATTATAAAGTATTATTTTACCTTTTAAGTTTCCCTCTATTGTTTTATGCGATTTCTCTAAATCTGGTACATATAAAGTACCAATATATTCAATACCATCTTCTTCATACTTTATATCATCTAATTCAAATTTAAAGTAATCATCCTCAAAAATAGTATCAGTACTTAAAATCCTCATCTTAGTTTTAACTGCTTCTTCATCACCTAAAGAAACTGCGTCTAAAAAGTCTTTTTCATGTATAGTCAAAGATATTATACCATACTTAGATATTTTATCTAGTAATTCATCAGTCTTTTCTTGACCGGAAAATTCTTCTGCTACTATACTTTTCATACAACTATATATTTTTTATATATCATTAAAAAGATCATCAATCCTCTTATCTCGCTTAAATTGAAGGGAAAATTCTTTATCATTTTCAAATCTATATTTAAAATCATTAAAAGCACTTTCGCTAATTCGTAAAAGAGAAAAAGAACCTCTACTTAATTTACCTTCCGTAAGTCTGTTATCTAAATGTTTTAGATAATATGGATATATTTCATCTTCTTTCATAATTTATATATTATTTTTTTATATATACATTATGAAATGGATCAAATTAAATGAAAGTTCCTTAAAATTAGGAAACGTAATGACCAAGAAATATGGTGAATTTAACTCAATAGATTGGTTAAATGGTAAAATCAAGGAATATATCCAAGAGGTATATGAGCCATTTGGTTTTAAATATGGAGTGAATCAAGATTTAAACATAGAAGGTCAGATTATAAGTAGCGAATATATCAGTAAAATGGTAAATAACTATACGGTATTCAAATCAATAATTAGAGAAAACTCTATTAGAACAGAAGCCGCATTCTATCACTATATGACTAATAATATGAAAGAGATATATCACTGGAAAGGTAGATACTTTAAACGTATTACTTTACCAGTTTTAATAAATACTTCTAGAAGAGGAAATGTAGGAGAACAAGATTCTTTAAGATTTTTTAAACAATCATTACAAGAAAAGAAAGGAATATCAGTAAACTTTATTCCGCCAACAGTTGAAGAAGATATTTCTGGAATCGATGGGAAATTTATTTACTTAGGTAAAGAAGTAACTATTCAAGTTAAACCTTATGATAAAGCAGTTATTAGCGAATCAACAAGAAAAGTGAAAGTTCACTCACAAGGATCATTATCGTTGAATACAGACTACCTAATCGTTTATAAAGGACAATCATTTATTATTGTAAGAGGTAAAGATGTTGTAATAGAAGGAAATTTCTTCACATTTCAAGAAGATAAGGTAGTAGCAAAAACATAAAGTATATGAAAAGAATTGATACATTTAATAAATTTAATGAAAGTGAAGACAATAAAAGATTTGTAGGTCCTAATGGAGAGTTTCAACCTACTGAACAACCAAAAGAAGGAACTACTACTATAAAATTTATGGAAGAACTACTTGAATGGATATATTATCATGATAGCATGCCTTTTGAAGAAAAAATTAAATTCATAACTGGTATCGAAGAACAAATACAATCATTATTAAATGGTGACACTGGTGGTGCTCCATTTGGTATGCCAATCAATTATATACCAACCTGGTCTACAAAGTTAAAGAAAGATTTAGAATAAAAAATCCTCTCGAATTGAGAGGATTTTTTATTAGAAGCCATTGAATATGTCCATTATTACCGACAATCGTTTAGTTATTTCAGGTAAACCTAATGGTTCGATAATTGAATTGATCGGGGAAAGTATAGCTTTCGCGAACTGTTCGTCATAATCTATCTGTGGAGCGAACTCATGAGGGTATGAACCTCTCATATAAGCAAACTGATCATTCACAGTTTTATCCTTACAAACATAATACTTAATCTTTGTACCCGATTTAATAAATTCATATTTCTGTTGTGCTACTCTATCCAAATTTAATAAGTAATTATGATAAGCCGCCGCTTTGACTGCAAAATGTGAACCATTTACATATCTTAAAGGCAAACTCTTATCATCAATAATCTTAGCATCATAGTTAGAACAAGAAGACTGCATTGCAATATCATCAATATCTGCTAATTCAAATTCTTTTCTTAAATTCTTAACTAATTTCAATAATTCTTTAATGTTGAATGTATCTGGATTAGAAAATAAGTATCTTACAATATCTACAATCTTATCTCTTGCAAATAAAGGTGTGGATGAACGTACAAGTTCAACTCCTTTAGGGAATATATAAGTCATAGGATCAAAGTTGATACCATCCTCATGTACAATATGTTGAATATATTTCTTTTTGGCTATATTGATAATAGATTCAGAGATTTTCTCTAACTCAAAGTCTTCTTTATTCTCTACTCCAAATGAAGCAGCATAATCTTCTAAACATTGTTTGAAATATCCACCATATCTGAAATGATCTAAACCTTGAATTAGTTCTAATTCACTAGTCCAATTCCATTTTATTTCTGATGTAAATACACCATCATTTATCATACCATTAAGATTTCTATCTTTAATGAAATGTCCATCAAATACTAATAAGTCATAACCATTACAGATAGTATCTTTTAACTCATCTACTGAATGAACAACTGCAACACAATTCGGATTATTATGTTTTACTTTTGCTTTTGAAAGAACAATAAACTTTTTATCTATAGAATCAATCTCACTTAAAACTAGATTATTCCAATCACAATGATCGATTGCCGGTTTAAATGATACAAATAATGAGTCAGTATCTGCATAAATACTCACATGCTCACTTTTATCAATTTGAGTAACATTTTTAATTCCTACTTTATCATGTACATCAAAATCAAGATGCCATTGGTTATACCAATAATCTTCATTTACTCTATCCATTGTTTTTGTTAAATCACGACCTTGTGCCGTTATTGTACCTGCTACGTGATTATTATATAATATGAAGTAGGCAGTTGCAAATGCTCCGTTTTTTT